TGTTACATTCAAACTGACCCACTGCCGAAAACGGCTGGGGTCGTTCGTGGGCCGCGCAGCGGGGTCCAGCATGCGACAAAGGCGGAGGGCACCGATATCTAAAACGGAATTCCCCTCCTAGGCTTCCAGCGACATACTCGGCCCTGCCCCCAGCTCGCGAGCGCCACATGGCAAGCCAGCCGCGGGGGCTCCGGTCGCGTACGCCGCCGTGCTCTCGCGCAGCTGATGCGGCAAGCGTGCATGGGGAAATTCCGGCCGCTCGGCACGAATTCTGCCGAGCCCGGCCGAGATTTCTACCGCACCCGGGCACCATCAGTGCCGAGCGGCACCTGCCCGGTGCCATTCCGAGAAGCGGGCCACCGATCACTCGGCGAACATCGGGTCGAGGGACCGGTTTTTAGCACCACCATTTATCCAACACGTCCACCCGGTTCGCGCCGTGATCTTCCAACTCCTCCGGGCTAAGGGCGTAGGGATTGTAATCAGAGCGGTACAATGAGCCCGGGCGGCGGCTACGCCGGGACACCAGGACCGGGTAGGCGAAAGTCAGCGCCAGGGCATCGCCATCGTCGGGTGAGGCAAGACCGCGCCGTTTCATGTCCTCTTTTCGCTCCAGCTGGATCGCGTCGCGACCATCGCGCAAGACGTAGCCGTACTCGACCCCAGTCAGATCGGCGATCAGTTCGGGATCGCTGTCGATCGTTGCCGTCCGCAGCCACTCCCGCATATTGCCCCAAATCTCCGCACGCTTGTTCGCATAACCGGTCGCTCGGTCCTGCCCAATCGGCGCCCGATCGGATTTGGCGCCAAACTGCACCTCGATGACGTTGAGCCCGATTTGACGGCAGCGGTCGACCACCCCGCCTCCAACACCCCCGCCGTCAATGAAGATCGCGGCGACTCCATATCGGCTGCTCTCGTCGGCGATCCGCGCCGCGAGCTCCATCGTATCCGCACCGCGGAGCTTGATAGGAGGAATGCTCCGGGCATCACGGCCCTGGCGAAATCGGATGACCGATGCGTCGTCGCCAAACCGAGCCACGTCAACGCCCATGATCAACGGTTCGTCGCGCACCCAAAAAATAGCGCGATCCGGGTGGGCGGCCTCTTCGACCACCTCTGCCGAGATGAATTGCATTGAGCCCGCGTGCGGGAACACGCCGCGCACCCGCACCCGAACGAAATCCGAGTCTTCGCCGTAATCGCGGACCCATTGTTCGAGCTGCGCCTTGTTGGTGCCCTCGACCGAGCGGCTATCGATATGGCCGTGATCCCAGCGGTGACGAAAACGGCCAAAGCATTCGCGAAAGCGGCCTGTGTTGCGGGTCGGATTGCCAAAGGCGAGCCAGATGATTTCCGTCCCCTCGTCGGTCAGTGCACCTTCAGAGACCTCCCAGATCTTATCACTGATTGCTGAGGCCTCATCGAAGATCAGGATGACGCGGCGGCCCTTGTTGTGCAGCCCGGCAAAGACCTCGGTGTTCTCATCGCTCCACGGGATCGCGTTGGCCCGCCACAGCCGCTCGCGCTCGGCCTGGGTCGAGAACACAGCAGTTGCCTTGAACCAGTCGCGGTTGATCATCACCCGGAGCCATTTGATCACCTCCGGCCAGGTTTTTGTGCGCAGTTGCGAATCTGTGTTTGCCGTCACCACAACGCGGGCGTTGGGCATGGTCGATAGGCCCCACGAGATTACCCATGCCGCCACAGTCGACTTGCCAACGCCATGCCCGCTCGCCCGCGCCATTAGGATCGGCAGAAGGTTTCCGATCTCGGAACCCTCGCGCAGCCGCCCGCCAAGTTCGGCGAGTAGCCCGAATTGCCAATCGTGCGGCCCGGTTGCGTTGGCAAATTCCGTCCCCGCCTCGCCCCAGGGGAAGGCAAAGAAAACAAAGCCCAACGGATCGAGCGCATACGACGCGACTTGCTCAATGAGGGTTAGCCTGACGTCAGTTCCGGTCATCGCCCACCAACTTCTGCATCGTTACGGGAAGCGTGGCCTTTCCTGCGAATCCAGCAAGTGCCCGCTGTCGCGCCGCTTCAAGTCGATCGGCTAGGCCATCGGCAACATCGTGCTCGACTACCGCCCGCTCTTTGAATTTCTCCGGACGACGCGCCTTCAGAAGCGCGAGCAGCAAATTGTCCGAATAGCGTCGGATCGCAAGCGGCTGCCCGTCATCGTCGCGCACGACCTTGCCGCCGCTAACGAGCGGTTCTGGCACGCCCTCAACCGCTCGCCGCCAGGCTTCCGCCTCGAGCGCATCGGCGGCGTGTTCTTCAGCCTCCCCCATGCCGATGCGAAAGACGTGTCGCGCTTGCGCAGCTCGTCGACCCGCGTCCGGTTGGTGCCGGCAATCTCGACCGCGACGCTGACAATCCCGGTATCGGCGAGAGCCTTCAGGAATCGCTTCTGGCGCTCCCGGGTGAGCTTAAGCTTCTTCATTGCATCCGGCGCGAATGGCCACAAGGCATGCTCGTGATGGCATCAGTGGCTCGATCGCACGGGGCTGACGGATAGCGGCCCCGCGCGTCGACATGCGCTTCGGCAAGCATGTTGGCAGAATTCAACCCGCTTGCCTCCGGTGGCGCGCTGGCGGCGTCACGCGCCGATGTGCGGCGGAGGAGCTGACCCGGCCTCCAAGAAGCGTGCACGCTGCGGGATCAGCCTTCAAAGCCGTAACGCTTAAGAACCCGAGCGAGACCGCTCTCTCGGCCCATCGGCGGGCGGCCGAGTGAAACGCAGCCCGATGCGCGGCGCTGCAAAACTTCTGTGGCGAGCCGCCGCGCCGACAGGCATGCAAGGAGCGACCACACCACGGGCATACGATCTCCGGCGTCATCACCTGTCGTCCGAGACCGTCGGATTCACGCCCATCGCTACAAGAGCCCGCGTCGCGGCAGCGCGCCAACGCTCGCCCCAGCGGATAAGGCAATCATATCCATCGGCATGTACCCGGCACCCGTCGATCAGGTCGAGCACCGGGTTACCACCGATCAGGCGCCGGCAACCGGCACACAGGTCGCGTGGCGCCCGCTCGCCGTGTTCCATGTGCCAGCGGCCTTGCAGTTCGCTCCAGGCCAGATGCTCGGCCTCCTCGCGTGTGTAGCTTCCGCCGTACTGCCGAATTCCCGTGCGCTCCACATAGACCTGGCGCCAGTAAGCCGGACCATCGGATGCGGCCGAGGGTACCGGCGCGGGTGCCCTTGTCCCATCCGGGCCAGCAGGTACGCCCGGCGATGAGGTTGAACGCGATGGCTCCGGCGCTTCGCCTGCTAGGCCCAAACCAAACGTCGCCGCTTGATCTAACCGTGCGGGAAGGGGGTCACCCGCAGCTGGGACACTCCGGACCTTCGGCGACACAACAGGACTTGGATTCGTAAAGTGTCGCATTGTGTCAACAGTGTCGTGTGGTCGCGAGAGCGTGGCGAAGAGATCGGCCCACCGGCTCACGGCGCCATCTCCCATACTCGAGGATTAATGCTGTACGCGAGACGCCCGCGCTGACCGAATTCGATGCCCTGCTCCGGGGCGACCAGCCAGTCGGCCTCGACCAACACGCCGGCGGCGGCGTGAATCTCGGCGGCGGACTTCAACCCCGGCAGCCGCACTTTGCGCTGCACGTGGCGGACATGAACCTCAGCCGGACGATCGCGCAGAATCCAGCGGGCGAGGGTCGCAGCGTTGCGATCCACGGGTAACACCGCCGCATCGCCATAAACCCGCTCGGCCATCGGGACAAAATAATCCTCGAGGAGATGCGCCGCGGCTACGACGGCGCGAGCGCTGATCCGTGACGGCGGCGGCGCCACGCCCTCCTCGCCGCACCACCAAAGCATTTCGAGATTGAGCGCCAGACGCAGCACGTGGCCACGGGCTTTGCCGAGTGCTGAACGCAACAAGCCGCCGGACGCCGCTTGGCGGTCCTGCATCTGCCTCCCGAATTCTTCGATCACCGGCACCGCATCATCGACGAGCGTGACCATGATCGGTTGCGGTGGCTCGCCGGGTGCCAAGTCGAGCTCGCGCAGCCGATCCAGCGCGTCGATCGCCCATTGCGCTCCAGGTGCCGTGCGGCCAAGCCGAAACCGGACCGACTCGGGCCACACCCACAGCATACGGGCCAACAATCCATCATCGGCGTGGCGCATCAGGTTGCGAGCTTGTCGGGTTGCGTCGAGCCATAAACCGCGACCGCCAACCGCGGGATGACAATCGGTTCCGGATGCTTCTGCCGTTCGACGCGGTAGGGCCGCCCGCCATAGGCCTCGACCCAAAAACTGCGGCCCGCGTCATTGTAGGCGTTCATGCCGTCGACCCAACCGGAAAGCTCGTCGCGACAAATCAGGAGGCCCTTGGGCGCTGCAGTCGCCAGCAGAGTCGCGACCCGTTCAATCGTCACGTCATGCTGCCGCAGCCGCGGTTCTTGCGGTTCTGCCTTGTCCGACGTTACCGGTGGCAGCGGCGCCGGAGCGCCACACTTTTGCGCATCACGTACCTCCGATCTCCAGCGATCCATTGCGAGTTTGTCGAATTCGACCGCGGCGCGCCACTCGCGCAGCCGGTCGGGAAAATCGGCGAGCATTCGCCGCTCGATTTCCGGAAGTACATCGCGCATTAGGCAGTCGGCTCCGGGGCTTTTGCCATTGCCGCTATCACCCACAGCCGCGAGCCAAAGATGCGGCGGCTCGCTCCAGCCCGCTGAGGCCTGAGCCCACCTCGCATGTCCAATCAGTGCCGCCACACTGGCGAGCAACGGTGCTGCCACATAATCGAGCGGACAAGCCGCCGCCTCTGCGGCCGCTTTAATCCAGGGCCCCCAGGTCGCCCCGAATACGGCAAGCGGCAGTACCGGAGGTTGCCGTCGATGCAACCGCAGCACAGCCATATCGGGCTCGGGCCAAGTCACTTCTTCGACTTTTGCCGCACCCCATGCCGTGCCCTGGTCACGCGGCACGGCGGACCTCGCGCAGCAGGTCATTGGCATCTGCGCCGATGCGGTCGGGAATAATGAGTTGCACCCGCCGCCCCTCGCTTAGCCAGCGAGCGGCAGCAATGCGCGCACATCGCTCGCCGACACCCGAACAGTCTCGATCACACGCAATCACGATGTCCCGCGCCTCGGTTGGCAGGACCAGCTGCGCGACTCCGCGGGCCGATAGCGCCGCCCATGCGGGCCATCCCAGGAGTTCCGACGCCGCCATCGCCGACTCGATGCCCTCGGCGATGATCAGCGGGAGATCTAGTCGAAGCTCTCCGAGCCGGACGGCGCCGCCAGCCACGGGTCCCGTAAACAGCCGTGGCGGATCAAGTGTCGACTTGCCGCCCCCGTCCATTGCAAGCCAGGTCCGGCTGACCCCGACGAAACCATGCTCGACATGCTCGACGGCGGCGACCATGACCGGTCGTCGGTCGCCTGTAGGCGCGTGCCGGCCATAAGGAGTGTGCATTCCGATAATTCGTATCGACGGCGGTATTCGAATTTCGATGCCGCGGGAGCGTAAATAGCGCTCGACGACGGTGCGGCCTGCATCAAGCCCGCTTTGCCACATGTCACGCGCAAGGCCGATGCGCCGCTGTCGATCGGTTGCCTCGGTGACGCGGCAAGGCCGCTTCGCCGCGAAAGCGGGTGGCGGCTGAGCGGTGTTGCCGACGTTCGCTTCGAGTAGGCCGCGCCGCCGCAGCTCGGCGATAATGTCGGCACGCGAGCAACCAGCGTGGCAGTAGGCGATAAGCTCGCGGGCGCTCTCACGCAGCGCTAGGCTCGCCCTGGACGAGTCGTGGACCGGACAGCGGCAACGCCACCACGTGCCGGAGCGATACGCGCCGCCGAGCGCGCGGGCAATATCGGCCGCAGTCATAGCTGCGGTTCCGGCGTGAGCTTTGGCAACGAGGCGATGAAGGCCTCGATCGATTCGGCGGTAATTAGGGTTCGCGCCCCGATTTTGCGCGCATCCAGCCGCCCCGCCCCGATCAGGCGATATAGCTGGGCATGGCTTACCGAGAGAAGGGTCTCGGTTTCTTTCGGTGAATACAGCGCGCGGGCAAATAGCGGAACGCTCGAACCAAGCAACGGGATAGCCACGGCATCATCTCCGAGCCGCGGGCCTTCCCTCACGAGCGCCGTAGGGGCGGAACCGCTTGATCTAAGGCGCCGCTCTCAGCGTGAGGCGCGCCAGGTTGAGCTCGACATAATCGCCAAGCCCATCAGTTACGTAGCTGAATAATTTCACTGTGTCCAGCCATCTCAAGTCACGCCCTGGCGCACGTTAGATTCTGACGCGCAGCGGGATCACATCGCCGCTAGGCGCGGTCGAACAGAACGCGGCCCATCCTTCCATCAGCTTGCGCCGCTTCTCGAATAAATCGCCGCGCCGATAGGCTGCCTCGACCTTGTTCTCGACCATATGCGCGAGAGCCATCTCGACCACTTCGCGCGGGTATGCGGTTCGCTCAGCCGCCCAATCAGAAAAGGTCGAGCGGAAGCCATGAGCGGTCAGATCATCACGCTTCATGCGTCGAAGCAGCATCAGCATGGTCATGTTTGACATGGGTAACGCCCGCCGTGGGCCGGGGAAGACCGGTGCGTCCGGAGCGGGTACCCCGTCCTTCATCAAGGCTAAGGGCTGCACGGTCTCGAGCACCGCGAGCGCCGCGTCGGACAGCGGTACGCGGTGTTCGCGGCCTGCCTTCATCCGAGTTGCCGGCACGACCCAAACCTTCCCATCGAGGTCGATCTCGCCCCAGGTCGCACCCAACACCTCGGCGGTGCGTGCTGCAGTTAAGATCGCAAATTCCAGCGCGCGGGCCGCCATGCCCGACCGGCTCTGCAGAGCGGCCAAGAACTCGGCCATGTTGTCGAATGGCAATGCCGGATGGTGCACCACCTGGCGCACCCTGGCGCGGG